CACGCCCATGGCCGCCCCGACGCTCGTCCTGATCGCAGGCTACGCCAGGGCGGGCAAGGACACGCTCGCCTCCGGCATCCTCGAGTGGTCCCAGCGACCCGCCGAGCATATCAACTTCGCCGACGCGCTCAAGGAGGCCGCGAACCATTACATGGATTACCTCGGCCTTGATGGGGACTTCTTCAAGGAGGACTTCAAGGTGGATAACCGCGACTTCCTCGTCCACGCGGGCAAGTTCGCCCGGCGCATGGATCGGGACGTCTTCGCCCGCCACTTCGCCAACTGGTGCCCGGTCATGAAGCACCACGACCAGCCCTCACCCGAGACGGTAGTCTGCTCCGACTGGCGCTACGTCAACGAACTGCGGGTCTGCCAGGACATCCTCTGGGAGAAGGGCTGGAAGGTCCGCACCATCTACGTCGCCACCGCTGGGGTCGGCCCGGCCAACGACGAAGAGCTCGACAGCATCGCAGAGATACGCGCGTCCCACCTGTTCGACCAGGAGTATATCTTCAGGCCGTCCTCCCGCAACGCGATCATGACAGAAGGCCGCAACCTCGCCCGCTCATGGAAACTCTGAACACTGACACGCTGCGCTGGGCGAACAAGGTCGGCCTATCTCCCGAGCGCGTGGCCTTCCTGCTGGCCTGCCCGAAGTACACCCGCACCGGGCGAAACGACAAGCCCGCCTATATCAAGGCCGAGAACCCGAACCACCACCTCCAGAAACTCGGCGACTGCTATTGGTTCCGCCTGCGTCGTCGCGGGAAGGACATCGTCGAGAACATCGCCAGCGACCTCGAGACCGCCCGCAAGCGCCGTGACGAGATGCTTGCGGCCTTCGACGCCGGCAAGCCCATCCCTTACATCAACGTCCGCTAATGAGCACCCCGACCCGCTTCGTAGCCTTCGGCGACAACCACGGCGACATGGCCGACGAGAACGCCGTCGAGGCCCTCGTCGAGTTCATCAAGGACTACAAGCCGACCGTCCGCGTCCACCTCGGCGACTGCTTTGACTTCCGATCCCTGCGCCGTGGAGCCGGGCAGGATGCCGAAGGCGCCGAGTCCCTCATCTCCGACATCGAGGCCGGTGAAGCCTTCCTCGAGCGCACCAAGCCCACCGTCTACCTGATGGGCAACCACGAGCACCGGGCACAGGCCCTCCAGCATACCTCCGGCTCCGCCCTGGTACGCGACTACTGCGCCGACCTCGAAGCCCGCATCAAGACCACCGCGAAGAGCTGCGGAGCAAAGACCATCCTGCCCTACCACGCCGAGAAGGGCGTCTACCGCTTAGGCCAAGTGGCCTTCATCCACGGTTACGCCCACGGCCTGAACGCCACCGCCGAGCAGGGTAAGCACTACGCTGACCGCGGAGGCGCGCTGATCCACGGCCACACGCACACGCTCGCCCAGGTTAACTTGACCAAGGCCGAAGGCGGCGCCGCTTTCTCCGCCGGCTGTCTCTGCCAGAAGGACGCCATGGCCTACGCGTCGCACCGCCTAGCCACCTCTCGCTGGGGCTCAGGCTTCGCCGCCGGCTGGGTCGACGGCAAGGACTGGAAGGTCTGGCTCGTCCACCGCGTCGGCTCCCGCTGGGTCTGGACCACCGACCTCAAGGTCTTCACCCCGAAGGCCCGATGAAGCGCTTCGACGCCCACGCCCTCGTCGCCGCCCTGGTCAGCGAACCCAAGGACGCCCCCGAAGGCTGGCTCAAGACCGTCGAAATCACCCGCCTCCTAGGTTATCGGACCCGGGCAGGAGTCGCCCTGCCGCTCGCCCGCATCGTCAAGGCTGGCTTCGCCCAAGAGCGACGCATCACCCGCAGCCGACTGGCGTACAAACTGAGCCCTCGCTTCAAGACCTGGGCACAGGCGCACGAAGCCGCCATCGCCCTTGAAGCCTTCAAGGCACCCGCCGGATGGGTCAACCTCTCCGACTACGCCCGCAAGCACCGGCGCACCGTCCGCGGCGTGCAATACCGCATCGACGCCTCCCTGATCCCTGTACGCATCTTCCGCACCCCTCGCCCGGTACCGCACTACCGCAAGTCCGACCTCGACCGCATCCTACGCAAAGCATCTTGACCACGGGCACCCACGCCCACAAACCCCAAACCTCTCTTCCATGATCCCGCCGAATAACGTCGCCGCGGAACGCCACCTCCTCGGCGTCCTCCTACGCGAAGCCCTACCATTACCGGGCGACCTACAGCCCTCTGACTTCTTCGATGGCACGAACTCAGACATTGCCGCCGCCATGCTCTCGCTGGCAGTCGACGGCATCGCCCCCGACGAGCTGACAGTATCCCAGCGCCTACGCCAGGTTAACAGCCCGGTGACCGAAGCCACCGTCTCGCTTCTGGTCAGTGACGCAGGTCAATCGGCATATCGGCCAGCACATGTCGACTTAATCGCAGACGCCGCGCTGCTTCGTAACGCCATCGCGGCAGGAGCAATCGCCACCGACCCAGACACCCTCTTAGAGCATTATGCCCGCTTATCCGAAGAGCGCAAGGGGCGTAAGGTCAAGGTCGGGCCTGCCCGCATGGACTTTGACGCCCTTATGTCTTTTAAGCGCAAGGACGACCCGACTTGCGTCCTTGGTTCTAACCGATGGCTCTGCAAGGGTGGCTCCATGCTCATCGTCGGCCAGTCCGGCACGGGCAAGTCGTCCCTGATGATGCAGGCCGCCGTGCTTTGGTGTATGGGCCGTGACTTCTTCGGCATTAAGCCTACTAAGCCTCTTCGTGCTGTAGTGCTTCAGGCTGAGAACGACGCGGGCGACATCTCCGAAGCCTTGCAGGATGTAATTGCCGGGGCCTACCTAGACAGCGACGAGAAGGCCACCCTGCGCGATCACCTCGCCATCTTCCGTGACACCGTTTCCACAGGAACGACCTTTACCGCCGCCCTTCGTCAGCTGATCATCGACCAACGCGCCGACATCGTCTTCATCGACCCGTTGCTTTCCTTTGCTGGCATCGACGTCTCCGACCAGGAGCAAGCGTCCAAGTTCCTGCGCCATGACCTCGCCCCGATCCTCCTCGAGACAGGCGCCGTGCTCGTGGCCATGCACCACACCGGGAAGCCCAAGGCCGCCTCCGACAAGGAAGGTCACACTGTCGCCGACCTAGCCTACGCGGGCCTCGGCTCCTCCGAGTTCACCAACTGGTTCCGCGAGGTCGCCGTCCTCTTCCGATGCCAGGGCGAAGAGCCCATCTACAAGTTCGGCCTGACTAAGCGCCGTGGCCGTGCCGGGCTCAAGGACTCAGCAGGTCAGTTTAAGCCCGAGATTAACATTCGCCACTCTTCGGACAAGGAGGTCATCAGGTGGGAGTATGCCCAACCCCAAGCCGAGGTAGTCCAGCAGGATGCCGTTTCTAGCCCCGCCAAGGGGTCTTCTGGGCAGTCTCCTGCCTTCTGAGGGGGAAGACCGCCTTAAACAATCAAAACGCCCTACAAGCCAAGCCAGACCCATGAACCCACCCACACGACCAGACAACTTGCAAGACAAGTCGCAAGACAGCATAGTATCAGTAGGGAGTATATACTCCCTACATGATACACGCAGATGCCTTTGCGTCGCTTACGCTCGCTCGGCCCTGCGGTTTTTCTGCAAGCAATTTGACCGCCATGAGTAATCCAAGCCGGCCGAGAAGACGTAAGATGACCGCGGCTCGTCGGAAGCACCTGATCGCGGAGAAGCAGAAGTTTGCCGAGAAATGGCTGACCGATAGACCTGGGATGATAAGGCGCTGCGAAGCCGGGGGCGAGGCCACCGCAGAGAAGGCTAAGGTACGAAGGCAAACGCTTGTGGATTGGCTATCCACTATGCCCCTTCGCATGACCAAGGCTAACTTGGTAAGTGAGTTTAAACTCCGCATGGGAGGGCACACTCATGTCAAGGTCCGTTCACTTATTGAGAAGATGAGGATATACGGAAAGATTAAGTACGACGAGACCACTGGCTTATGGACTAACATGACCAAGGCTTAACCTTTGCCACTTGCCCCGCCGTCAAGATGGTTGACGCTGTGGTGCGTGACACGCGCTAGGCTCAACGACCTGACGGCTCCGGCTAAGGAGGCCAAGTCGTTCGACGCTTGGTTCTTCGCCCAGCCGAAGAAGGTCCAAGAGAAGATGCGCGAGAACGGCGTACTGCCTTACGCTGAGATGGCGCAACCTCGGCACGTGTTCAACATCGACGCCAATCATCCCGACTGGGCGTTCAACCCTACTGACATCGGCAGACGCGAAGAGGTCGACGCGTTCATCTCCCGCGATCATGTCGGCGTGATGCTCAAGGGCTTCATGGATGCGCTGGCCTGCACGGATAACTTTGCCTTCCGTCGTCACGTCGAGCTGATACGCTGGGCGCTGAGTCTGCCCGGCTGTCTGTCGTCTCGCCTCATCGGTAAGATGTATGGCCGTTCCCACTTCTGGATGCGTGCCAGGGCTAAGGAGATCCAACGCACGGTAAACTCCGACGCGTGCGGATTATTTCCTCACGTGAATGCCAGACGCGGCAAGAATAAGCCCATTACCAAGTAACCATGCAAAGAGTCCCAACAGATAAAAGGTCCAAAGGCTTACAGTATTACTACAGGAATAGAGAGCGCTTGCGTGAAGTTAGCCGTCTTAGGGCCAAGGCCAACTACGACACTAACCCAGATAAGAAGAAGGCTGATAACGCAGAATGGAGAGGAAAGAACAAGGCTAGGCACAAGGTAATGAAGAAGGCATGGACTGATCGTCGCTTCTTTTACAATAAGGCCATGCTTATCAAGGCACATAAGCGTGGTGTCATATCAATGGAGTCTACCAACGAGTTAGCCATTGGGCTTATGCGTCAATGGATAAAACAGAGAGGACGCTGTGCCCTAACTGACATTAAGCTAAGCCGAACTGCACATGCAGACCACGTAGTCCCTGCTTCTCGCGGCGGGACTGATCATAGCAATAACTTTCAATGGCTGACGCCGGAAGCCAACCAATTCAAAGGAGCACGTACTGACGAGGAATTGGCCCATTATTGCGTCCTTATCCTGCGTTCATTCAAAAAAAGGAATCTATTAAGCCCCCACCCCCTTCACGCGTGGCCCGACAC